GGTGAAATATATCAATCTAATGGTAAGTTGCAAGTTCAATTGGAAAAACTAAAATAATAATGAATTTTTGGGAAACAACGGTTAATTATAATAACGCAAGAAAAGTATTGGTTATACCAAACATAACCAACTACAAACAAATTGAAAAGGACTCCTTTGTAGATGTCCTTTTCAATCACGTTAGTACACTAAGAAACTATGGTGAATATTTTTGGTATGTAATAATGCCAAAAGGAAACCCATCGGCAAAACTTAATATGCTTGATAATGTAAAGCAAATTGAAGTTCCGATACCTGGCGATATGATGAACCAAAGATGCTTCCCACCAGAGGAATTGGTTAGAGTAATGAAAGAAACTAATTATGATATTATCTATTCTCATTTGCCTGATTGGAGTGTGGTGGGTAGATATAAGAAAACAGCAGATACTAAAATTATAGGTTATTGTCATTGGTGGGAAATGAGTCATTGTAATGGTGTGGATAATAGACCCGGTAAGGCAAAAGAGTTATGGTTACCAAACGAAATATTAGGTGTACTACAAATGGATACTTGCTTTCTTAATACGCAAGACCAAAAGAATAAAGTAATTGAAGAAGCAAAGGCTTTGTTTAGTGATTCGGCTTTACAAATGCTTGATGAAAAATTAGTTGTTTGGAATTTGGGTTTAGCAAAGGATAAGGTGTTAGACAAACCAAATCCAAATAAGCACAATATAATTGTATTTAATCATCGAACCGCTGGATATAAAAATTATAATAAGTTTGTTGGTTATATGGAAGCATATAAAAAACATAGACCTGATATTGAGGTATGGGTGCCCCAATACGAAAATGGTGATAAAAAATTACCTTGGTTTAATACTACAAAAAAAGCATCAAAGCAAGAATACTATGATACGTTACAATTATGTAAAGTTGGAATACAACCACTACAAACAAATTATGGGTGGAGTGTATCTGCAACCGATTGTATGATGAATGGTACGCCAATGATTTTTCATAATTCAGATTGTTATAAAGAGATAGACCCTAATGGTATGTTTTTTAATAATCAAAAAGAACTATTTGTATTCTTAGATAAGATATTAGATGACGATACTTATAGAAGTGAGCGAGAAAAACTTGCTTTAGAACGAGCAAAAGAATTATCAGAAAACGATTCAAAAATGTTTTCTATTTTACATAAAAAATTAAGTGAATAAATGTATCAAAACTGCTATTACCAAAGAGAGAAGAATTTAGTCCACATTTGGGATGATAAGTTAGGTTATAGAACCTTTCCATATAGTAGATATGCTTATGAGAAAGCTGATAAAGGTGAATACGTTTCTCTTTATGGTGATAGGCTTACTAAAATATGGAAATTTAAGAAAGATGATCCCGAATTATTTGAATCAGATGTACCCGAAACAACTCGTGTATTAGTTGATACCTATACGGATTCCGATATACCATCAGAGGGGCATGTTACACTTACATACGATATTGAGGTTGAGATGGAAACAGGTCTGCCTGATATGGAAAAGGCAGAGAATGAATTAACCGCTATTGGTTTGCATGATTCTGCTACTGACCATTTTTGGGTATTGATTATGGATAAAGCTGGTAAGATGAAAGAAAGTAATACCGGCAATCGAAGTGTAATTCCATTCAGAGATGAAAGGGATATGATTCTAAAGTATTTGGATTTGTATGAAATGATAAATCCAACAATTGTAACTGGTTGGAATATTGATTACTTTGATACTCCGTACTTATACAATCGTATTAAAAGATTATTGGGTGCTAAGCACGCTAATAGGTTATCTCCAATAGGTGAGTGTTTTTGGTCACCATATCGTAAGAGATTCTTTATGGCGGGTGTATCTTATTTGGATTACCTACAATTATATCGTACATACACATATTCAGAATTGGATAACTATCGTTTGGATAGTATCGCTATGAAAGAATTGGGTAGAGGTAAGGTTGAGTATAAAGGTAATTTGGATGAATTATTTAAGAATGATATTGAAAAGTTCATTGAATATAACTTGATTGACGTTGACCTGGTAGTTTCATTAGATAGAAAATTACAATTCATTGACCTTTGTAGAGGTATATGTCACGCCGGTCACGTTCCGTATGAAGATTTTGTGTATTCATCAAAATACTTAGAGGGGGCAATGCTTACTTACCTTAAACGTAAGAACATTGTAGCACCTAACAAACCTGCGGATAGACAAGAACGTATGGAAGCTATTAGAGAGAATCACGAAGAAAAGTTTATTGGAGCATACGTTAAGGCACCTATTGTTGGTAAGTACGAATGGATATATGACTTAGACTTAACTTCACTATACCCATCAATCATTATGACGGTAAACATCAGTCCTGAAACTAAGATTGGTAAGATTAACGATTGGGATGCTCAAAAGTTTATGAAGGGTGAAGTTGATATGTACACAATCGGTGATAGACAAATCACAAAAGAAAACCTAAAGAAACTATTTGAAGATGCCAAATGTTCCGTAGCATCAAATGGTGTATTATATAAAACTGATAAGCCAGGTTGTATACCTGATATTCTTGATTTGTGGTTCAATCAACGTGTTGAGTTCCGTAAGTTAGAGAAAAAGTTTGGTGAAGCTGGTGATAAAGAAAAATACGCATTCTATAAAAAAAGACAGCTAGTACAAAAAATCTTATTGAACTCTTTATATGGAGTATTGGGATTACCTGCTTTCCGTTTCTATGATGTGGATAACGCTGAAGCCGTAACACTAACAGGTCAGACCGTAATTAAATCAACTGCGGATATGGCTAACATTAAATATAATAAAGAGTTAGGTACTAAAGATGGTGATTACAATATCTACATTGATACTGATTCCGTATTCTTTTCAGCAGTGCCTATTTTAGATTATAGATTTCCTGATTGGAAAACAAAAGAGGATTCTGAGATTGCCCTATTAGTGGATGGTATAGCTGGTGAAACGCAAGACTTCCTTAATAAGTTTTATGATGTGTTGGCTGAGAAGATATTCAATGTAGCAAAAGAAAAACATCGTTTCCAAATTAAGAAAGAGTTTGTATCCCGTAGTGGTATATGGATTGCTAAGAAACGATACGCTCAATGGATTGTTGCTGAAAATGGTATTCCTATGGATAGATTGGATGTGAAAGGATTAGATGTTGTTCGTTCATCATATCCGGCTGAGTTTCGTAAATTAATGAGTGAAGTTCTTATTCAGATTCTAAAAGGTGATGGTGAAGAAATTATAACCGATAAGATTCAAGCATTTAAGAAAGCATTAGCAGCGATGGATGTAACTTCTATTGCAAAGAACTCAGCAGTAAAAGAATTATCAAAGTACATGCCTAAGAAACCAACGGCAATGTTCCAATTTGCATCAGCAACTCCAGCGCATGTTAAGGCGGCAATTGCACATAATCAATTATTAGTACACTTCAAATGTCCATCTAAATACGAACCAATGAGAGATGGTGATAAAGTTAAGTGGGTATATCTAAAACAAAACCCATATGGATTGGATGGTTTGGCATTTAAGGGTTACAATGATGCTCCTGAAATTATGGAATTGGTGACAAACTATGTTGATGTGGATAAGATTTTTGAGAGGGAGTTATTGAAGAAGTTAGAGGATTTCTATGGAGCATTGGGATGGGGTGAGGTATTATCCGCAGCTAAAACGGCTGAAAAATTCTTTTCATTTTAATTTGGTGGATTGAATAATTTTTCGTATATTTGTATTTCTAAACTTTAAACTTTAAAAAGTATATTATGAACAAAAGTAAATTTGATGGTTTTATCAATCGTTATAACCTTGGTGGTGAGATTGAATCCGTTATGGTAAAAGCCGATGGTAAGAATCTTTCAGTAAGAATGATTTCAGATGACAAAACTTTATTAGGTGATGTTATTGTAGCTGAAAAGGATTTTCCTAATGGTGAATTTGGAATCTACACTACATCTCAACTAAAAGGATTATTGAGTGTATTAGATGAAGCAATTTCAGTTGAAGAAACAACTGGAGCAGTTAAGTTCTCTGATAAAGGAACTAAGGTACAATATATGTTAGCAGCACCATCTGTTATTCCAGCAGTACCTGATTTGAAAGCACTTCCACCATTTGATGCGGAAGTAACTTTGAATGATGATTTTATTAATAAGTTCATTCGTTCTAAAGGTGCATTAGCTGATGCAGATACTTTTACTTTCACTGTAAAAGATAAAAAAGCAGAAATTATTTTGGGTTATTCTTCAATCAACTCAAACCGAATTTCAATCGCTGTAGAAACATCAGCAAAAGAAGATATTGAACCGATTGCATTCTCTGCAAAGTATTTGAAAGCAATCTTAACTGCTAACAAAGGTTCTAAATCATCTTCACTAAAAATTTCATCTAAAGGTTTAGCACATGCTTCCTTTACCGATGGAGATTACACTTCAAACTATTACCTCGTAGAAATTAAGTAATATGAGCTTTTGGGATACTGAACCACAAAAACCTGTCTTTGACTTTGATATTGAAAAAACAAAGTTAAAAGAAAATATGGACTATCTAATGACGATGTCTGTGCAAGAGCAAACACTATACAAAAAGTGGGTAGAGTTGCAAGACCCTACAATGATTCAGTCAAAATCCCAAATAGCATCTTATTACGATGTTCAATGGAGGCCAACTAATATCAATGATAAGGAGCTAACGATAAAAGAAATTGAATCGTTAGACCCTTACGTTGAAATAGTAGAAGATGCCAAAGAAGCAACGAAGTGGTCACAAATCCGTAGAATGATTCACACAATGGATTTCACAGCAAACCCTGGCCGTAACGTTAAGATTAATGTTAAGGATAGAGTGAGTGGAAAGTTGTTGGGGCAAATCTCTTTAGCATCCGATGTAACAGCATTGGGTGTGAGAGATAACTACATTGGTTGGACTAAAGATGATAAATTTGTAAAAGGTAAGTTGAATAATACAACTATTGCTTCTACAATAGTATGTACTCAGCCTTTAGGTTATAACTTCTTAGGTGGTAAGTTAATTGCTATGATGACTACTGTGCCTGAAGTAAGAAACTATTGGAAAACAAAATACGATAATGTATTGATTGCAGTAGGTACAACATCTCTTTACGGAATACATTCTCAATACAATGGCATTCCTTTATTTAAAACATTAGGTGAATCAGCTGGTAAGATTAGTATTAAGCCCGATGATAAATTCTATGACCCTTGGCATCAATGGTTAAAGGAAAACAAAGCTGATTGGTATATGGAAAATATTACGAGAGAAAGAGCTCGTAATGGTGCTAATATGGGATACGAAGCTAACGGACCTGTTAGTGGTATCAAACAAAAGATATTAGGACAAATCTTTAAAGAGTGTGGTATTAAGGCAACTGAATATCATCATGGATTTAAGAGAGGTGTGTATATGGCAATGATGTATGAGAATGGTAATGATTTCCTTTGTGATAGAATTACTGAAGACCAATTGGTATTAAAAGATAAATTTGCACAAGGTGTGGATTACATCAACAAATGGTGGAAGAAGCACGCAATTAGTAGATATACAAAACTGCACGAAGAAGGTAGATTAAAACCTGAACACTTATTTTATATAGATGCTATCGGAATGAGCTGGGAAGAAATGAAAGAAAAGTATTTAGGTGAAGTAGGAAGATAAAAACAATAATATGGCAAAAGCTAAAAAAACAAAAAAAGAAAAAGAAGTAAAGATTGAAGACCAATCCGAACAATTACAACAATTAGGAGATATAACCATTTCACAAAAAAGATATGAAGAATGTGAATGGTGTTTTCAGTTTGATGAAGATGAACCGCAAATATTTGCATGGACTGATTCAAACCTACCATCAGATGAAAATCCTAAAGTAGTTTTTTCAATTACAAATCTTGAAAATTCTTATATTACTTTTCAAAATAGTAAAACAGGAAAATTATTTAAATTATTTGCTAGAGAGCTTACTGAAGAAGGTAAGCAGTTAAGAGAAAAACAAAGAGAATCATTTAAACAATTAGAAAATGGAAGTGAAAATAAAGAAGCTCAATCCTAATGTAGTAATTCCAAAGTACGCCAAAGTTGGTGATGCGGGAATGGATTTGGTAGCAACAACAATTATAAAAGATACACCTGAGCAAATTACTTATGGTATGGGTATTGCCTTAGAAATACCTGAAGGATTTGTAGGATTAATATTCCCTCGTTCATCAGTTAGAAAGACTGGTTTGGATTTGAGTAACGCAGTTGGTGTAGTTGATAGTGGATATAGAGGTGAACTACAAGCTACTTTTAATAAAATATTTGGTGGTGAACGCTTTTATGATGAGACAAAAAACACCGAAGATACATCAAATGACTTTTATAAGGTAGGTGATAGAATTGCACAAATAATGATTATACCATATCCACCTATTGAATTTAAGGAAGTAGATGAACTTTCAGATTCAGAAAGAGGGGATGGCGGATTTGGTTCAACTGGAAAATAAAAATATATGTTTGAATATCAAGAAGAAAATGTAAATCATAGTCTTTGGGTTGAGAAATATCGCCCAATTAAATTAGAAGATTATGTAGGTAATGAACACCTAAAAGAAAAAGTTTCAATATTCATTGAAAACAATGATATACCACATTTATTGTTGTACGGAAAAGCTGGTACAGGTAAGACAACTCTTGCTAAGTTAATTGTAAAATCAATTGATTGTGATTATATGATTATCAACGCATCTGATGAAAGAAACGTTGATACAATCAGAGATAAGGTAAGAGGGTTTGCTTCATCTATGGGATTCAAAAAATGGAAAGTGGTGGTATTAGATGAGGTTGATTATATGAGTTACTTAGCACAACCAATGCTTCGTAATATTATGGAAACTTTCAGTTCACACTGTCGATTCATTTTGACTTGTAACTATGTAGAGAAAGTAATTGAACCAATCCAAAGTAGATGTCAATCTTTCCAAATCATTCCACCAACTAAAAAGGATGTAGCAATTCAAATGAGTAAAATTTTGAAAGCTGAAAGTATTGAGTTTAACCCAAAAGATTTAGTTCCTATTATTGATTCATCATATCCTGATATTCGTAAAGTAATTAATACTTGCCAAATGAATTCTACAAAAGGTAAGTTAAAAGTGGATGTACAAAATCTATTAGAGAATGATTACAAAATGAAGGTATTGGATATTCTTAAATCAAACGATGATAAGAGAAACAAATATATGAAAATCAGACAGGCACTGATAGATAGTAAGGTAACTGATTTTACTGACCTATTTACTTTACTTTATGATAAGGTGGATGAATATGCAGCAGATAATACATCTGGTGTAATCCTTCTTTTGGCAGATGGGCAGTTTAAACACTTTTCAGCAATTGATAAAGAAATACCAACTGCTGCAACCTTAATACAAATTTTAAATATAATATAAATGGCAAACATTATCGGACAGGGCGAAATGCCACAACAACCACAACCAAAAGTGGATATATCAGCATCAGTACCAGTATTTTGTGAGTGTGGGGGTAAAACATTCTTACCAGCTATGAAGATGAGAAAGTTGTCTAAGTTAGCATATGGTGGTGACCAGGACATGATGATACCTTTTGAAGTGTATCTTTGTGGTGATTGTGGAGCAGAGCAAGAACTTATGAAGCCTGTTCAACTAAGAGCATTGGAAGCAAAAGACAAAATGGAAAGTAAACCAAAAATAGATTTAGATATAAATGGCTAAAACATTATTTGACCATATTAACGCAATAACACAAGATAAAAATCCTAAATATTGGGATACACTTGATGAGAGTGATAAAAAGACATGGAGTAACTATATGATACTCCGTTTTCTTTCTATGAAACCCGAATGGATAGAATTGGTTGCAGATGTACAACCATATTTGCAAGAAGTATCACCTAAATCAATGTACCTATGTCTAATAGGGTTAATTCCAAAAACAAGAGCATTTCTAAAATATATGAAACCAACTTCATCCGAAAAGTATGAAGATTGGATTATTGAATTAATTGCAAGATATTATAATGTATCAACAACACAAGCTGAAGAATATTATTTAATATTACATCAAACAACCGCAGGTAAGCAACACATCAAAGAAATTGCGGAGGCTTATGGTACTGACCCTAAGCAAATTACTAAATTAAAACTTAAAGTTTAATTTGGTAAATTCAGTATTTTTTCGTATCTTTACATTATGGCAAAAGTATCATTTTCGCAGTACTCAATGTGGAGTAGCTGCCCACAACAATATAAGTTAAATTACATAGATAAATTAGGTGAAAGTTCGGGAAACATTCACACTATCTTTGGTAGTTCAATGCATGAAACTATCCAACACTATCTATCAGTAATGTATGGTGTTTCTAAAAAGCAAGCTGATGAAATTAATTTAGATAAGCTTTTATTGGAAAGACTTAAAGAAAACTTTACTAAAGAGAAACAAGCTCTTAGTGAAGGTACACCTTGTTCCCAAATAGAATTGGAAGAATTTTATGGGGATGGTAGAAGAATCTTAGAATGGTTAAAGAAAAATCTTAATAAGTTTTATTCTAAATCCGGCTATGAATTAGTTGGTATTGAGATTCCACTAAACGCACCAATTAAAGAAGGTGTTCACTTTATTGGATTCATTGATATTGTCCTAAGAGATTTGGCTGAGAATTCAATTGTAATTATTGACCTTAAAACTTCTACGCAGGGTTGGAATCAATACCAAAAGGCGGACAAGTTTAAGAACTCTCAAATCCTTTTATATAAGAAATACTATTCAGAGTTATTCAATATTCCTTTACAAAAGATTAGAGTTGAATATCAGATTATGAGAAGGAAGTTGCCTGAAGATTCGGCATTTCCAGTACCATATGTATCTAAACATACACCATCACATGGAGCACCATCCGTAACAAAAGCACATGATGAGTTTATGGAATTCATTAATACTGTTTTCAATGATGATGGTTCTTATAAGGATATTGCTTTCCCTAAAGTACCGGGCCAAAACAAAAAGAATTGTAAGTGGTGTGAGTTCTTAGGTAAGCATTGTGATGGGAAGGCAGATAAATAAAAAAATAGTTCTTTAAAAATTATTGTTTTTTTTAATTGTAATATACTTATATATACAAATATATAAATTAATATTACAATGACTCAAGAAAACACAAAGCTAACTACGGTGAAAATCTTGAAAGATGTTTATTCATCATTTAAAAAGGTATCTTTTGATTCCGATGTTACCCTTCAAAAGTTGGTAAATCGTACAGTTGAAAGATATGTTAAAGATGAAGAATTTCGTAAGGAAATGAATGAGTACTTACAATTGCAAATTTCAGGTTCACAATTTTAAAATAAGTTATGGCTAAGAAAAAAATATTATTACTTTCAGATGATTTAAGAATGGCAAGTGGTATCGCCACTGTGTCCAAAGAATTGGTATTAGGAACAGTTCACAAATATGATTGGTTTCAAGTAGGTGCAGCAATCAATCATCCAGAGCAAGGTAGAGTTTTAGATGTAAGCGAAGACATTCAAAAAAATTATGGGATAGCTGATGCTAGTGTAAAAATACTTCCTTGGAATGGATATGGTAATGCTGATTTGATTCGTCAATTAATTAATGCAGAAAAGCCAGATGCTATCCTACACTTTACTGACCCACGATATTGGACTTGGTTATATGATATAGAGCATGAAATAAGACAAAATATTCCTTTATTGTTTTATGCAATTTGGGATGATTTACCAGACCCAATGTACAACCGTAACTTTTATGAAAGTTGTGATTGGATAGGTTGTATATCTCGTCAAACCTATGGTATTATCAGTAGAATTGGTCAACGAACCGATAAACCAACTTGGATTCCAAAAAAAGATTGGCAAGTAAGTTATGTACCACATGGTATTAATACTGATATATATAAACCAACAGATGTTCCTACTGAATATAGTAATGAAATTTTAGGTGGTAAAGAATATGATTTTATTCTTTATTGGAGTAATCGTAATATCAGAAGAAAGCAACCAGCTGATGTAATATATGCTTTCAAATTGTTTTGTGAAAAAATTGGTAAAGAAAAAGCAGATAAGTGTTTGTTATTAATGCATACACAGCCTGTGGATGATAATGGAACTGACCTTCCAGCAGTTATAGAAGCTGTAGCACCTGATGTTAATATTAGATTTTCTGAAAAAAGAAGATTACAACATGAGTTGAATTGGAATTATAATATAGCCGATTGTACAATTAACATAGCTAACAACGAAGGATTTGGATTGGCTACTGCAGAATCGGTTATGGCTGGTACACCAATCATTGTAAACGTAACCGGTGGATTGCAGGACCAATGTGGATTTAAAGTAGAGGGTAATGTATTAGTTGCAGATGATTATATTAAGATAGGTTCTTTGCATGAGTGGAGAAAGTGGGAAGGGAAAGCAGAGCCTGGTCCTTGGGCTATACCTGTTTGGAGTAGAGCATTGGCATTAGCAGGTTCAGTACCTACACCTTACATTTGGGATGATAGAGTTGATTTGCATGATGTAGCGGATGCTATTGAAAAAATGTATAATACACCTAAAGAGGAAAGAAAAGCAAACGCATTAAAAGGTAGAGAATTCTTTATCAATGAAGCTGGATTGAATCATACAAATATGTGTCAAACATTAATGGATGGAATTGAATCAACATTCCAAAATTGGAAACCTCGCCAAAGATTTGAGGTATTTAAAGTTAAATAAGTTATAGAATATGAATAAACCAACATTAGTATTTCAGGGACCTATTTTTACTAGAAGTGGATATGGTGACCATTGTAGAGATTTGATGAAATCACTTCGTAAAATGGATAAGTTTGATATAAAGATTATTCCACTTCGTTGGGGTAACACTCCACAAAACCAAGTGAGTGACCAAGAAGAGTTTGGACGTTGGATGTTAGAAAGAGTAATTGGTGAAATAGGAAAAAAGCCGGATGTTTTTATGCAGGTTTCGGTAGCAAATGAATTTGAACCAAAAGGACACTATAATATTGGTATTACTGCTGGTGTTGAAACTACAATATGTCCAAAGGATTTTATTGATGGTTCTAATAAAATGAATCTAATCATAGTTCCATCTGAGTTTACAAAAGGAAATGTGGGTGGTACTGTTTATCAACAAAAAGACCAAGCTACTGGACAAATAGTTGGTGAGATAAAAACAAATACACCAATTGAAGTTCTTTTTGAAGGAGTTGATACTGAAATATTTAATAAAGGATTCCAAAGACCTGGTGATAAAGCTGACATGTTAGAAAATGTAAAAGAAGATTTTTGTTTCTTAGTTGTTGGACATTGGTTAAAAGGTAGTTTGGGACAGGATAGAAAAGATATTGGTATGGCAATAAAAACATTTGCAACTGTTTTCCAATATTTGCCAAAAGATAAACAACCTGCTTTGTTACTAAAAACATCGCATGCTGGTTTTAGTGTAATAGATAGAGAAACAACTCGCCAAAAAATAGATGATGTTCTAAAAACCTATGGTGATAAGTGTCCACCAATTTATTTGATACATGGTGATTTAGAAGAAACTGATATGAGTAACCTTTATCATCATCCAAAAGTGAAAGCAATGATTTCTTTTACTAAAGGGGAAGGATATGGTAGACCTATGGCTGAATTTACTTTGACTGGAAAACCAATTATAGTTAGTGGTTGGAGTGGACATATGGATTTTCTACAGGCAGAGCATGCAGTTTTGTTGGAAGGTTCTCTAACACCAATTGATGAATCAGCGGCTGACCAATTTATTATGAAAGAAGCACAATGGTTTACAGTAAACTATTCAAATGCTGCTAATAAGATTTATGATGTGTTTAACAAATACAATGAATATTTAAAAAAATCATCTGGTTTGAGAGAAAATACTTTAAATAAGTTTACTTTGGAAAAAATGCATGAAAGATTTACTCATATTTTAGATACTTATGTAAAGAAAGCGCCTCAATTAGTTCCGTTTAATATGCCAAAGGTGAATAGTTCTAAAATGCAAATACCAAAATTAAATAAAGTATAATGAATGCATTTACTTTACAATATAATAAATTTATTCAATCAGAAAAAAGTGTTTCAAAAACTTTGATTAGGCCAAGAAACGTTTATAGAATCAACGCATACAAATATGTTGATGGAAAAACAAAAAGTTTAAGTGGTGTAGAAAGTGCTTTGATTTTTGTATTAGGTATTAGTCCTGATAAAAAGATTTCTTGTGTTAAGATTAGTTTAATAAAGCCCGATATATTTTTTAAATTTTTAAAGAAAATGTTTATAAAAGGGCTAGCCGAAGATAAAGTAAAATCGGCAACACAATTGGAAGAACTGCTAGTTTTATCAGATAAAGGGGGAAAGAAGTTATTCAGTTCTTTTTTAAAAAGTGATTCAATTTACGATAAAGAACCCGATTCATATAGAACATATACGTTGGGTGGAATTAAAAGTGTAGATGAAGTTACTTTTACAACCGAAACCCTTCTCAAATATTATAAATAAGTATTCTTTTACCTTTTATTTATATTTACTTGTGTAACAATTCGAATTATACAAGATATATAAAAAATGGCAATAATTAAAAGAATTCCCAAAGGTTCTCCGCTTACCGCCGGAGAGATGGATGCAAACCTAACAATATTAGAAGAAACATCGGGCTCATTTACGGCCCTTATGACAGGTTCTTTTTTAGCAGTATCATCATCGGTAGCTAATTTATCAACATTACAAGGAACACTTAGTGGACAATTTACTGGAAGTGCTTTAATTTCTGGTAGTTTAAAGTTTACGTCCGCATCAATATCTTATAAAAACACAACTGATAAGGTAGTAGTTTATGACCCAGCAGATGGAGCACTTGGTTGGAGTTTGGTATCGGGTAGTATTCAAACATCGGGAACATCAGGTACATCGGCAACTTCGGGAACAAGCGGAGTAAACGGCACATCGGGAACATCTGGCACAAATGGTACAACAGGTACGGCTGGAACAGCAGGTACTTCTGGCATTAGTGGTACAGATGGCTCTGCGGGAACAAGTGGAGTAAGTGGTACATCTGGACAGGATGGTACATTAGCAGGGGCTGATTTAGTACCTAGAATACAGCAAGCAACAGCTTCATTACAGCAAGCAACAGCTTCTTTAAATATTTTTACAGGTTCTTTGAGTAGATTTTATCAAACAACCGCATCTATTCACATATTCACTGCTTCAACTGATTTGAGTATATTGGGTGTATCAATTTTTACATCTTCACAAAGTAACGTTAATTTAAACATAGCAAGAGTAACAGGTTCATTAAATTTTGCAACATCATCATTAAATGTAACAACCGGTGCATTAAATACTTTTACTGGTTCAATTAGAGGTGAAGTAAATGGATTAGAAGCATATACAGCATCATTAAAAGCAGTAGGGTTGGTATCTGGGGCAGCACAAATTACGGCATTAGGATTTGGAGCAGGCGGTGGGGGTTCTTCTTTCCCATATACAGGTTCGGCAATTATAAGTGGCTCATTCCAATTAACAGGTTCTCAGTTTCAAATAGGTGCTATAAATGCATCCGGAATTGTTTCTGGTGCAGCTGGACTATCAACTACCGGTCCTTTAACAGCATCTCTAAGAGAGGGGTACGTTTGGGTTGGTGGTGATACGAATCAAAATACACGCCAAATAGCAACATCATCATTAAGTGGTGGTGGCGGTGGCTCATTAAGTGTAGTGCGTGGTGTAAATACATATACAAGTGTAAGTACTCTTACATTTACTTCAAACTTTAGTGTAACTAATCTTGGTAGTGGAAATATATCATTTGATGTTGTAGGTGGCGGTGGTGGTAGTGGAACATCTGGCACATCGGGTACATCTGGTTTGCCTGGAACATCTGGTTCTAGTGGAAATGGTAGTAGTGGTACATCTGGTTCATCTGGTAGTAGCTTAGCAGGAACAGATGGTACATCTGGAACATCGGCTATAGGCTCATCTGGTACATCGGGTTCGCCTGGTGTTAGTGGAACGTCTGGTTCTTCTGGCACATCGGGTGGTTCAAATGGTTCTGCTGGTTCATCTGGAACATCGGGAATAACAACTCAATTGGGCATACGAGATGGGGCTGGAATAACAACAGTCTACGGAGTGAGTGATATATCTTTTAGTGGAAGTATAATATTAACACCATCTGGTTCAAATGGTGTTATAGTAACGCTAACAGATGGTAATGCATCTGGATTCTCATCAGCATCATATAACGGATGGATTACAGGTTCTGCACAAATATTAGATGCCGGATTTGTTCAATCATCGTCTGGAATATTTAAAGATTTTATTGTAACACAATCTATGGTAAGAGATTGGAGTGTTACTAATACTGGTAATACGGCATACGTTCTTACTCCATCAAATGACCCAACTTTAGAAAGGGGTGAAGATGTTGATATTTGGATTTATCAAGGAGATACAATTGTATTTAATGTAAATGCAGCAAGTCATCCATTATGGATTAAAACATCTCCAACAATTGGTACGGGAAATGGTGTAAGTGGTGTAAATAATAATGGAGCTAGTAGTGGAACTATTACTTGGAACACAACAGGTTCTTTGCCAGGTACATATTACTATCAGTGTCAAAACCATGCAGCAATGGTTGGTACTATCTATGTAAAAGATAGACAAAGAAGAACTCAATTTAAAGATGGTAGAATCGTACATAGTGGTTCTATGTGGGTTGATGGTGGTATGATTGTAACTGGCTCAATTTACTTCAGCGGTTCTTTGTATCAAAACGGAGTAGCATTCCAAGGTGGTGGGGGTGGTGGACCTTTTGCACAAACTGGTTCATATTATTCAGCAAATGGTGATGTGTTTGTTACAGGTTCATTTAGAGTGAGTGGTTCAATAACTGCATCAGCGATAACTGTAACATCTCCTGGAACCCCTGAAATATATTCAGCAACTAATATTAATTTAAATGCTGGCAATGCAGTTGTAATAACTTCATCATCATTAAGATTGGCATCATTTAGTGATGGGCAGACAAGTAGCTTAGCACCTGCAAATGGTGATATATACTACAATACTACCACTAATAAATTTATGGGTAGGATAAGTGGTAGCTGGATTGATTTCACATCTGGTTCATCTGTAGGTGGAGCTGGTGGAGGAACTTCTGGTACATCTGGTACATCGGGATTATTATCACTTACTGGAGCTACGGCAAATGGTTTGGTAAGATATGATGGAAGTGGTGCTAACGCAAGTGTACTATCATCATTGACATTTTCTGGAACATCTTTACAGGTAACATCATCATTACATGTTTCATCACTTGTAAAAATAGCACCATCCAATCCATTACCAGCAACTCCGGAAGCCGGTACATTTGCAGTTTCTGGATCTGGAGCAGTATATAAACCATACTTCTATGATGGAAGTGCATGGAACGCATTATATTAATAGAATATGAGGGAATTTAATGTTATCTTAAAAGAAGGAATTGATTACGATGAGTTTTGGAATGATATAGAAAGTGATACCGATGGTGGTAAATTATATATTCCAAATCGTAAAGTAGAATTCACAAACGAAAGACCTGGTTCTCTTCGTCAATGTTGGTATTTGCTTACCGATGAAGAAGCAGAGCAACTTAAATTAGATGAGAGAGTATTTGATGTAGAAATTCCACCTGAAAAGAGGGATGATTTAAAAATGATTTTGAGAGCAGTCCAAAATACTGATTTTACAAAAGTTCCTTCTACAACTGATTCTGGTGATTATACAAATTGGGGATTAATACGCTCTAATTTTGATTTTAATTGTTACGGCACAGGAACATCAACAACTTCTTCATATGAATATTCATTGGCAGGAGATGGTGTTGATGTTGTAATTCAAGATAGTGGATTGCAGGTAGACCATCCTGAATTTCAAGACGAATTTGGGGTTAGTAGAGTACAACAAATAAATTGGTACACCGAAAGTGGATTGAGTGGAACACAATCCGCAAACCATTATAGAGATTATGATGGGCATGGTACACACGTTGCATCAACTACAGCTGGTAAATTTTTTGGATGGGCTAAAAAAGCAAGAGTTTATTCTCAAAAACTTAGTGGACTGGAAGGTAGTGGGGATAGTGGTACTGGTATATCGATAACCGATGCATTTGATGCTATAAAACTTTGGCATAGAAATAAACCAATAGACCCTAAAACGGGAGCTAAAAGACCAACGGTAGTTAATATGAGTTGGGGATATATTCATTATTTTACTGCAGTTACATCACTAACTTATAGAGGTAATACTTATAGTAATACAACCGCAACTATAGCTGCAAATAGAGAAACTAATTATGGTTATATTCAAAATTTTGATGGGACTTATTACTATGGAAACACTAGAGTTTCATCAACCGATACTGATATTGATGAGATGATTTCGGAAGGAATACATGTATGTATAGCAGCAGGAAATTTTGGATTTAAAATAGATGTATCTGGTGGAGCTGATTATGATAATACCATCACCGCAACAGGTGGAAATATTGGTAGTGCCAACTATTATCATAGAGGTTCTTCTCCATATTCAACTAGAGCAATAAAAGTTGGAAACGCAGATAGTGCATCTTATGATGCCAATACTGACCAAAAAGCAACATCATCCGAAACAGGACCTGGTGTGGATATTTATGCACCTGGCACAGCTATTATGGGTGCTTGTTCTCAAACAAATGCGTTCACTACTGGTAATTATTTTAAAAATGCTTCGTTTAAGCAAATGAATATTAGTGGAACATCTATGGCATCGCCTCAAGTTGCCGGAGTAGCTGCACTTATTTTACAAGTCAATCCAAAAATGACACCATCTGAATTAAAACAATATTTGATTAGTAATTCAAATGGTGATTTATATGCAACTTTAAATAATAATGATTGGGCAAATAGAAGAAGTTTGTGGGGTGGTGTGACACGCTATCTATTCAATAAATTTAACAAATCTCAAGCAAGTAGAATTAGTGGAGACCTTACATTTAGTGGGGGTTTTATTTTTAAAGTTAGCTAATTTTTTATCGTTTTTTACTTTTACTTTATATTTATATATACAAATATATTTTCTAACTAAATTTGGAAAATTAAGAAAAAAACCTTATATTTGTATCTATGATAAATGTTACATATGCTATTACTGTTTGTAATGAACTTTTAGAAATTACAAATCTTATAAATTTCTTGCATCCAAGAATAAAATCCGAAGATGAAATATTGGTACAATATGATTCGGATTCTGCCACTTCGCAGGTTAAAGATTACTTAAAGATTGTATCCCAACTCCACAAAAACATAAGAGTTATAGAATTTCCTCTTAATAAAGATTTTGCATCTTATAAGAACAATCTTAAAAACCATGCAAATGGTATTTTTATTTTTCAAATTGATGCGGATGAAATACCAACCGAATATATAGTTGAAAACCTTTCGGACTTATTAGAATTTAATAAAGATGTAGACCTTTTCTTTGTACCAAGAATTAACACAGTTAATGGATTAACACAAGAACATATTAACAAATGGAGATGGAATGTTAATGACAGGGGGTGGATAAATTTTCCTGATTATCAAACACGACTTTATAGAAGAACATCTGAAATAGAATGGCAAGGTAAAGTGCACGAAAGAATAGTTGGATATAATACACTTTCAGTATTACCACAAGAAGAGCAGTTTTGTTTGTATCATCATAAACAAATTGAAAGACAAGAAAAACAAAACGCTTTGTATGACACAATCTAAAATAGCTTTCTTAACCGAAATGGGATTTGTTGGAAAAGTCCCAGCAGTTCATCCAAATATGAGAACTGAATTTGCTTGGATGCATGCTTTAGATGCTGACCATTTTAATATTAGAGGTTTAGATAATGTAAAAGGATATGACCATATAATGATTATCTTTCCAAAAGGAAAGACATTTTTAAATTCCGAAGGAAGTAAATTGATTGATGGTAGGAATCCAGTTACTGATTTGTTACGTTCAGATTTAGTTAAAAAATTAAAGAAAAATAATGGTTCGGTTCATTACATTCAAGAAGGACCTCATTGGTGGTTTAACGATTATGAGGTAGTTGACCAGATTTATTTTTATAACTTTCTTTCAGAGTGTGATTCAATTTTTACTCATAATTCAACTGATGTTTCATATTACAAAGGTTTATTCCCAAATAAAGAAGTTAGACCTATTTTTACTTTGATGATTGAAGAACTAATAAAAGATATAGTTCCTACAAAAGAAAATAAAGCAATTATAGGTGGTAACTTTGCAAGATGGTATGGTGGATTTGAAAGTTATATAATTGCAGATACTTTTGAGTGTGAAATATGGGCACAGGATTCTCATGCTAAAAGAGTTGGTGAAGATAGTGTAGATGGTATAAAACATTTTCCAAGAATGATTTGGCAAGTTTGGATGAATGAATTATCTAAATTTAAGTACGCAGTACATATGATGCCAACTGTAGCAGCTGGAACATTTGCTTTAAATTGTGCATACTTTGGAATACCCTGTATTGGTAATGTTGAAGTAGATACTCAATCTCTTTGCCATCCAAACTTAGCAGTTGCAATAAACGATATACAAAATGCAAGAACATTAGCAAAGATATTAAAAGATAATGAAACTTATTATAATGGGTGTTCTGAAATAGCAAAGGAAAATTATCACACACATTATTCAGTAGATGTTTGGAAAAATAGAATGAAAAATTATTTGGGATGATAAAGGTTTTAAAGAGTAGACGTACAATGAAACAAACTGGTGAATACTTTGTTGATGCGGTTAGTGGTGGTATTGTTTTTTATTGGGTAGATTGTTATGGTGAACGATGGATGGCCGAAAGAAAATGGGGATTCAGAGTTAAAACAAATTAATTATGATTACAGTTATATTAAACGGTTACAAAAGAGCAGATAATCTAAATGAACAATTAGAAGCTCTAAAAAATCAATCAGTTCAGCCGGATGAAATACTTTTTTGGTATAACAATCCTGGTGATAATGATTTAATTAATTACGATATTGGTACTGAAATAGCAGGTGCATATTGTAACTACAACTTCGGTGTATGGGCACGATTTGCATTTGCATTTATGGCTCGTAATCCTTATGTGTGTATCTTTGATGATGATACAATACCTGGCCGTAGGTGGTTAGAAAACTGTATGGAAACAATGAAAACACATGAAGGATTGTTAGGTACAGTAGGATTATTGTATCCAGTACCACTTCCAGCAGAACATTCATCTTATTACGAACACTATCTACGTTTTGGTTGGCCTGAGCAAGGTAACAACGATAAAACTGTTCAGGTTGATTTAGTTGGGCATAGTTGGTTCTTTAAAAAAGAATGGTTATCTTATATGTGGAGAGAACAACCTGACCCAAAGTATAACACTTGTGGTGAAGATATG